CTTGATATTCGAGAGCGCGCCGAGGAAGGTCTTACTCTGCGCGTCCATCAGGCCGCCATAGTTGGCCTTGCTGAACTGCTGGAAGGCGTCGAGGAAGACCTTCGCCGACACCTGCCCGGACTCCGCCAGTTTCTGCGCCTGTGCCTGTGTGACACCTAAGGTCTCGCTGAGAATCTTCCACGCCGGGATGCCCGCCTCGGCGAGTTGATTCATCTCCTGCGCGGCGACGTGCCCCTTTGCCTGCATCTGCCCGAGCGCGAGGATGATGCGGTTCATCACCTCACTGCCGCCACCGAGCGCGGAGACGGCATTGCCAACATCGGTGAGCATCGGGATGATCTGCTGGGCGCTGAATCCCAACGCCAGCATCTGTTTCGACGCGGTCTCGAGCTGCAGGAAGGTGAAGGGCGTCGAGACGGCGAACTGCTGCAACTGCTTGAGGAAGGACGCGGCCTGCTGTGCGGAACCGAGCATCGTCGTGAAGGCGACGGTGTTCTGCTCGAGCGACGCATTGAAATCAAGTGAAGACTTGATCGCCGCAGCGAAGCCAACGCCGACCGCAAGCACCGCCGCCTTTGCCGCGGTGGCCGCGACTGCCATCCCTTCCAGGGATCGCGCCGTTTTGTCTGCCGCCGTGCCGACGTCCTGGATGTTGCGTGTCGCGGCAGACGTATCGACGTTGATGCGCATCCGGTTGAGCGCATTGAGGCGGTTCTCGAGATTCGCCAACTGATCGAGGCCACCGATTGAGAGCCCGATGGACAGATTTCCAAGGCTCGTGGCCACGGGAGACCTCTTTCAATCAGGTGAGCGGCCCGTCAACGCAGCAAAGATGTGCGCTGGCACCGGACGCACGCGCGGGTTGCGCGGCATTGGACCGGCCAGTCGCGGCGGCGTTCCCATCGGCAGCGCGGCACGCAGTTCATCCTTCGCGGCCAGCGCCGCTGCGACCATCGCCGTCTCGTCCTTGCCCTCGTCCTCATCGTCCTCATCGTCGGCGAAGTCCTCGCCCCACGATGTGACGTAGTCCTCGAGCGTGGCCTTCTGCGCGTCCTTGCCGGTGTTGATGTTCACCGTCAGGGCGAGCAACTGGCCCAGCCGCACGAGCAGGTCACGGAGTAGGTCATCGAGCGGCGGGTCGTATTCCCATGAGAAACAGAGTTCCTCGTACTGGTGCGGCGTCAGGCTGGCGAGGAAGGCATCGGTGTCGGGAACACGAAAATGCCGGGCGAGTCGGACGGCTAACCGTCGTCCCGCCCGTGCTCGAAAGCCTTCTTGCGCGCCTGCTCCTCCGCCTCGTCATCGAGACCCGCGAGTCGCAGCGCGACCTTGGCCAGCGGTTGGATCGCCGCGTAGCTCGCCTCGGTATTCAGACGGTCGATCTGACTGCGCTGGAAGAACTGGCTGCCGTCGTTGTTCACGGTCGCATAGAACGCCACCATCGTCGGCAGGTCGCGGTCGCGGCGCGGTACGTCGCGGCCGTTCTTGCGCTCGTTGCAGTCGTCGCGCGCCCGCTGCACATCCTTCGCCGTCAGCGTCTTCACGATCAACGTGCGGTCGATCGCCGGGACATAGACCGCCTCGGTGACGATCTTGCCGGCGAGCCGGAAGAACTCGTCGCTCGTCGTGTATCGCGTGCGGCCGTTGGCATCAGGATCCTCACGCGGGGCATCGGACACTGAAGAAGGGTTTGCATGTGCGCGTTCAGTGCGCGACACGGCAAACCCTTCTTCACGGACGCCAGCTTCAACGAGGGCTTCATTCGGGTCATCGTACGCTGCCATGCTGCTCCTTTACTGTGCGGACACGCGGCGTGCGTGCGGGCACGTAGCCAGGGTCATTGCGCTTCGATCACGCGTCAGGAAAGCGGTGGGAACTCCAACACGGGCCCATCGATCGCCAAAGTGGCATTCCATCTCTGGCGACTATCTGGCGTATTGCCATCTCTTTGGAACCGGCTCAAATAGGCGCTGTAGTAGTACGTCGATCCGGGGACGAGGATGCCGGCGCCCACCGTCTTCGTCGGATCAACGATGCGCCAGTCAAAGGTCTGCGTCGAGTTGAACATGCCTCGGAAGCCGCTGACGGCATCCTGCGTGGCATCGTTCGTCATGTTGACCGTGAACTGCACGTCGCCGTTGTCGAAGAACTTCGCCACCTTGCGCTTAGCGAGACCGGAGCTTGTATCGAGCGTCATGTAGGTCTCAATATCGCGTGCGCCACCCGGCCACGGCATCACTTCCACGCCGTTCACCGTCGCGTACGTCTCCTGGGTGACCCCCGGTGTGGTGGTCGCATAGGTGATCGTGGTCCCAGAGGTATTGGCGATCGTCGTGAAGAGCGGCAACGGCATGTTTGCGAACGGCCCATTTGTGGCCGCGGTGATCGTGTAGACGTTCGTCGTCAGGGAAACCGTGAACGGATTGATGTACGTGGGCGCGAACGCGGCGTTGAGCAACGTCTGGAATGCTGGGCCGAGCGGCAGACCGGTCGCGGTGGCGATGGTGATCTGCCGGGTCCAGAAACCGAACGTGACACTCCCGGCCGCGGGTGTGCCGGAGAAGGTAATCGTCTGCACGGCCGAGCCGCCCGCGCCGAACGTGCCGCTGCCGAGCTGTAGCAAAGCCCCGTAAAGTATTGCAGACGTATTAGTATTTGTGTTGAGACCGGCCATGGATGGCGCTCCTTCTGATTGGCCCGAAGGCAAATCGGAAAGAGCGGGCCGACATGGCGGGCTCCTCTTAGGGCAGTGCGGGCGCCGCGATGGCGCGTGGCACGGTCCCGTGCTATCGGTGGTTTGTCAGTGACGCCGGCGGGCGATTGCCCGACTGCGGCAGGTCAGCGGCATGGCCGGGGAGGATGGCAACCGTCCCTTCGTCGTCGGCGTCCTCTTCGGCAACGAAGCGTTCGAGGGCTTTCATCGCGGTGAGATACTGCCGCCGCAACTCAATCGCGAGGACACGCACGCGCTTCCGATGGCGCTCCTCACGTGTGAGAGGCGTCCGTTCACTGTTCATCCGGGATCGGCACGGCGATACTCGCCTGCGACAGCGAGCCGTGGTACTGGATCATCTCGGCCTCCGCGTCCGCGCCGAACGTGGTATGTCCGGTGATGAGACTTTGGTAGCCCTGCTGCCCCTGCCATTCGATGGCGGTGTACCCCCGTGCCTGATCTTCCGCGGCCTGGTCCGCGGCCGCTTTCGCTTCGCGCGTTTCCGCCTTCGTCTCCGTCTTCGACTCAGCCATGATGATGCTCCTTACCTTCCGGCCTTCACCGTGAGATTGAACGACGCGATCGAACGCCCTGCCTGATCCTTCGCGTAGGCGTACAGGGGCGAACTGCTGGCCTTGAAGCGCATCCACGCCGGCGCGTAGCTTTGCCAGCCCTTCAGCGCCCCGTACGCGGCCTCCACGCGGCCCTGGAGCGCGCCTTGTGAGGTGTCGCGGAAGCGCACCTGAACCGTGCGCTCCTCATCCGCCATATCACCGCCGAGGGTGAGCGCGCCAGCGGCCCCACCCGTGTTATAGAGGGTGAGGACGTTATCCGGTGATGGCGGCTCCGCATTACTCGCGAAGATTTGGGTTTCGGCAGGGACAAGAGCGGCGATGGCGGCTGCAACATCCTGTAAGAGCGTGGTCATTCGATCCTCGTGAACGTGTGCACGGAGCCACTCAGCGCAACCGTGCATTCCACGAACAGTGGATCGTGTGTCGCGAGTACGTGAGAAAGGGTTTGCCGTGTACCGTTCTGGCGGTCACATGCAAACCCTTTCTCAGATGCTGGCGTGACCACGCCCTCGATCGTTCCACCCGCCCCGGTGACGGAGATCACGTCGCCAACCTCGAAGAAAACACGGTCGCCACTCAGCGGGCCATGGATGTCGATGTGCAGGACACCGTCCTCGCCAAGAGACGCTGTTCCATTCACCGGTGCGGTAGGCATCGCTATATCCTCACCCTCCGCACCAGGCGCTCCGCAAACCCCGATGCTGCTTCGTCTGCGGCAGTGCGCAGGAAGAACGGTTGCCCATGTGCGTGATGCGCTTCTGCGTTTTCGTGAAGCTCCTCGATATAGTCATTGGAGGGTGCGCCGCCATCGCCATCATCGTCGCGGCCGAAGGAGACCCACACCTGCATGCCCTCCGTGATCACCTGGCCGCTCGCACGTGCCCGGCCGGTGTCCACGGGGATGCGTTGCTGCGCAGGCAGCAGGATTGAATCGTGCGCCTCTGCCGCAACGGCGTCCGTGATCCGCACGCCGACGGTGTGCAAGGCGATCAGGTCAAGTGGCATCAGAACCAGACCTTTGTGGGGCTGATCGCGGGCTCATTCAGGTCCAGCTCCACCGCGATAATGACCGGGGTCGTCTGATCGGGAAGACTAAGCCGGTCATCATCGCCGACGCGCGGTGCGGTGCCGTCCGGTTGATAGGCCAGTACCACGTAGCCACGTGCGCCTTGCAGTTCGCCGGCCGCATTGACCACCGATGCTTGCCGGATCACCAGCAGGGCGTCGTAGTCAACCGGCGGACCAAAGGAATCGTCACCGAACTGATCACGGCCCGTGAACGGGGCAATCGTGACGCGGTCGATACAGAAGCGGTTGAACTGCACCTGCATCACCATGACGGCATCCGCAGGCATGTTCGCGGTCATCAGTACAGCCCCGGCGGCTCAAGCTGGTTCGCCTGTTCCATACAGTGGGTGTAGACCGATGTGGGATCGAACATGTTGCCCTGCGTCGGACTGGCGCGGAAGCGGTTCGCCGCCTTGCGGGCCTTGACCCGCCAGCATTCAGCGGCAGCACGCTTGACATCGTACGGCCCGCCCGTCGGCACCGCGGCCGCCCACGTAATCGTCCCGTCCTGCACGTATGCCACCGGGTTGCGGCTGCTCGCGGGGATGAGCCACGTTGGCTCGGTGTCACCGGAGACACCGGGGAAGCCAGCGCCCGTGAAGTCCGGGTCCGAAGAGGCCCAATACGGGCCCTGTGCGTGCGTCAGTGGCACGTACGCCCAGCCATTGGGTATGGTCGGCGTCACGAGCACATCCGGGTAGTACGTCGTCGCCGCCGTCCACGTGCGGAAGCCCATGGTACGGAGGATTGCCGAATCGATCTCCGCGTCCGTGAGCACGGGGTCAAGCGTCGGTTCGCACAAGGCGACAACGGCGTCGTGGACGTCGGTCGGGATGGACATGGTAGACCCTACTTCGATGAACCCTTTGCATGTGACCGCAAAGGGACGGTACACAGCAAAGGGTTCATCGCTTCGTCGGCTTCGGTGTGGCAGGACCGGACGGGCCGCCAGGAGCGTGCCCCTTGTCCTCGGCTTCCTCAGCTGCCGCCGGACGATCTGCCAGCGACGACGCGGTGCCCTCTTCGCCCTCAGACGGTGCGGTGCTGTCGTCCGTCAGCCCATACTTCGCCGCTTCCTCGTCCGTGATCGTGCCGCCAGCGGCAACAACGAGGGTCGCGGCTTCGGGGCTGTCTTCGGGAACAATATTCCCCTCCGAATCCGCGTAGATATTTTCTTCTGCGGTGTAGACCATCGGGGTTCTCCTTGTCTTGATGCTTGTTACCCATCGTGGTATCCTCCATACAAGGAGGAACGATGAAGACCGAATACCCGTGTGCGCAGTGTGGGAAGCCCGTCTACCGGACTCCGGGGAACGTCGTCGGACGAGTGTTCTGCTCCCGTGCGTGTACCGGAGCCGCGATGCGCGGGCAGCCGTCGAAACGACGGGAGATGCGCGGCGAGAACGCGTCGGCGTGGAAGGGTGG